AAAGTAACAAGCTCATCACCAGTATAACTGTTTTTTGTGTGTGCAAGAATTTTTGCGTCAATCATTTTATAATCTCCTTTATCTCTTCCTCTGTTTCTTGATACTTAAAGAAAAAATCAATTCATACTCTTCAGTCAATGTATTAACAGAATACCGTTGCTTTTGTCGAATGATCATTTGTTTAAGTTCCTTTTTTAGTTCTGGAAATTTTTTTTCCAATTCATCCAGTAACACTTCAAGATCATTTCCTCTAAACTTCTTCGTCATCATACCATTCTCCTTTCCCGGATTTATTATATTTCTCTTTTCTTTTTGTTTTTGGAATAATTGGCCCGGATGATCTGTTTATAATAGTTTTCACTCTTGGCTTATATTTGTCTTTAATTTTAAAAGAAAACTTTTTCATGGAACAGGAATCCTTTCTGTTTCCATATAATGGAATTGAAGCATTACGTCTGCTGTCAAAGGAGATCCATCAGCAACAGAAGCATCCAATGTTAATGAAGACAACGAAATAGGAAAACAACTAACAAAACGAATTGTAAACATTGAATTTCTTTTATTTGTAAGAATGTGTAAAATAGCATCACTATAACGCTCATTTTTACTTTCAAGTTTTCTTCGCTGTTCTGTTGTAATAGGATATCCAAGTCCATACATCCATCTTGCAAGTTCAAAATAATTTTCAAAATCTTCTTGCACCAAAAATGAAACTACTACAGGGTCAAATGTTATCTTATCACCGGGAACAGGTAAATCTTTTACAGGATTTGGAAGCAAAGTTTCACCAAAAGTAATATTTGGCAAAACAACTTGAAAAACATTATATTCTACATTAGGAAACCGGGTAAAAGTAAGCCTGAAAAGACTTGCATTTGAATTATCAAGCGAAGTCAATCCTTTTGGAACAACAAGATTTGATTGTGCGGTGCTCATATAAATTATTTATTAACAAAAAGTTGAAGAAATTTTTCTTTTCTTTCCAACATTTTTCATAGATTTATAATAATATCTGTTCATTATATTGTCGTTATAAAATGTTCTGTTATCTTCAGGCTCTTCCAAAACTCCCATTTTGAATAACATATAATTTTCAAAATAATTTGTATCACCCTTTGTTACATGAAGGGATATGATTTCGCGCTTGAAAGAATCTTTTCCAAGAAGATCAACATCTTTTTTAACCAACTCAGAAGACGACCAATAATCTTTCCAATCAGACTCAACTTTTATTCTCCTTTTTCCTTTTTTTACAGTTTTGTAAAAATATTTTCTTCCTATATATCGTTTTCCGGTTTTCAAATTTGTAATACAATATACAAACCCATAATAATTTCCAATCATATCAGAAGTAAAAGGTTTACCCTCAAACAACCAAGGGTTCTGGTACTCCAATATCTGGGAAGATACATTTGTTTTTTGTTTCTTTCGCGGCGTTGATTTTCTTTTCAAAAATATTCTCCAAAAAATCCTTTACAAAATACCGAGGACTTAGAATTTCATTGTTATCAGTAATATATTTAGTTATACAGCAATGCATCCAATTTCGGTATGTAAATTTGTACTTTCTCATATATCTGTTCGCCGCATCACACTCACCCAAATATTTCATCAACGCCTTTTCTACATCCTGACAAAGAATATGATAGGGAAATTCAAAAACATAACAAATCCTGCCGTTTACGAAACCGGATACCAGAATTTTTGGATTTTCAAGCATATATTTTCTATGCCTTGCCCAAGTCAAATCAGTATAATATCCGCTACCATCCAGTTTCTTTTTCACAGTTTCATTACCATTTACTACAATATTAATAGGCTTTACCTCATAAAAATTTCCATAATTATCATAACCATCATAATTTAATTTTCCTTCCAGAGGATATACATTGGAAATATATAACGTTATCAGTTCTCTAATTGTTGATGAATTTTTATCATTCATATACTCATTTAACAGTGTTTCTGTTTCCTCTGAATCGAATTCAATCGGACTACCCATTGAATACATTGTCACTTTGGAAATAATTCGGAAAAGTTCCTTTTCTTTCATTTAATTAATATTTTATGAACTTTTCCAGTGCCTTTATATCCATAGCTGTCAATTTCAAATCAGTATTTTCAGAATATTTTACAAGTTCATCATAAAACAACGGCTCTGCATTAAGAGTTACCGTTTCTTGTAAAGTTTTATCAATTTCCTGCATAAATGTATTTGTATTTTCTTCTTTTACTTTCCAGATAGGATTACCATTTTCATCAGTAGATTCTTCACCATATCTTTGTATCAGTTGATACCGAACATCTTCAAAATATTTCAACTCTCTGTCACACTCATCAAGCAGCTTTTTAAGCTTGATGAGAAATTTCATTGATGAAAATTCCTGACTGAAAAGCTTCTGAAGAGCAGGAAGTGAAGCTCTCAACTCAAGATAAGTCATTGAAATTTTGTCAAAACTCTGATTTTGTGGTTGCATTTGAATAACCTCCATCACTACTAATTCTCCTTTTTATAATTTTCCTCATCATCTTCATCATAATATTCCTCATCATCATAATATTCGTCTTCATCATCATAATATTCGTCTTCATCATCCTGAGCATTTTGATTCTTTACACTCAACATAATATACTTCGATTCAGTATGAATAACCCCCTTCTTCGAATATGGAATTACACTAATCTTCAAATTTCTTCCGCTCTCTTCAACAAGATCTCTGTTCACAATTTCAACCAGACCCCATGATTCAAGCAGTTTTGCAATATAATTTCTCCTGCGATAATCTGTCCTTGTCATCGGCCTTCGTAGCTTGTTATCCAGCATAAACAATTCCTTAAAATGAACAATGTAATACTTGCCCTTCTTGTGCAGAAGATGGCAAGTCTGATACAGCGTCCTGTTCTTTCTGGAATAAATTCCAATTCTTGTCAATGTTTCTGTAATAATCAGAAACTTCGAAGGATCAATCTTTACTTCAATAAAGTTCTTGATCAATTCATCCCTGAAGTTTTCAGTCATTGGTTGTGTCTGTGTTTGCTTCATTGTAGTTGTCTTTTCCATATTACACTCCTTTTTTCAATGAATTATAATGTTTTAACACACTCTTTTTGGAAATTCCATATTTACTGGAAATTTCCTCAACAAATTCAACATCCTTCTCTACCTTTTTCAAGGGGGAGAATCTTTTTCTTTTTGGTATTGCCAAGTACAAGTATTTATAATGAACATCCTTGTCAATGTAAGGAAACTGATTTAAAGTATTAGATATAAACAAAGTATCAGGAAAATTGGAATAAATTCTGTTTACAACAAAAGATGGATATTCCTGTAAATTATCCTGATTAATCAGATTTTCATCAAGCTTGAAATTTATTGCTTTCAAAATATCTCCAAGCTTCAACGCAGTATTGTTCTCTTCCATATTACCGAATCTCCAGAGAAATTTCAACCAGCATGGCCATCATGTGAATTTCATAATCAACAACGTAAGGCAATTTTGCCTGATAATTTGCAAGAATAACAATAACGTTTTCTTTCTTCTTTACAGAATCAAGCTTTGGAATAATCACATCATAAATAGAACGAATGATTGAATATGGATCGGTTGACATCTGGATATGCCGGGCAACCCATTCCCTCATCAAATCAAAATTCATCTCTTTCATGTATTTGTAAACTTCAAGAATTTCGCGTTCAACACTTTTTGATTGCCCAAGAATACCCTCATCAATCTTTCCATTGATTGATGCATATTTTTGCAATTCTACAAGAATTTTCCTGAAATCTGGAAAAAGCCTCTTAACATGATAAATAACAACCTCTTCGGACTCAAAAGGAACTCCTTCAGTCTTGAGAATTTTAAAAACTTTATTTGAAAATTCTGCCAGCATTGTTTCTTTTTCCTCTTTTGTAAAGGAAAAATCAACAACTGCCATGCGAGACTGAAGAGCATGAATAATCTTTTGTTTATAATTGGCAGTAAAAATAAATCGGCAATTGGAAGAATACTCTTCCATGAAGCTTCTTAGCGCAGGTTGAGTGCTGGAAGGATTCAAATAATCCGCTTCATCAATAATTACCACTTTCAACTGTGTTCCGGTCAATGAAACAGTTGTTGCAAAATCCTTGATTTTGCTTCTAAAAGTATCAATTCCAGACTCGTCTGATCCATTAATCAGCAAATAATTACAAGACAAATCATTACAAATAGCCTTGGCAACGGTTGTCTTTCCGACACCCGGCTTTCCACACAACAGAAGATTCGGAACATTCTCTGTTTTGAGAATATCCTGAAAATAAGATTTCAAACGCTTTGGAAGAATCACTCCCTTAAGTGAAGTCGGTCTGTACTTTTCAGCCCAAATTTCAATGTCTTTATTCATCTCATGATCTCCTATTTCTTGAAAATTGTTGACATATAATACTCAATTTTTGGTGTTGTTGCTGCTTCAGGAACAAAATGCATCAGAAATTTGTTTGCAGGATCTCCTTTTCTATAAGTTCCTACATAATAGCAACTTACTTGATAGTCTCCGCTAACAATTTTTGTCAAATTAACTACATTTAATGCAACAAGTTCTTCCATGTTTTGTGAAACTTCTTCAAGAAAAATTGTAAATTCATCACTGGTCTTGTTATCAGTAAATGTTGCATCAGACAAAACAAGAGTTGGAGAAGAAGAATTTGTAAAATTAAACAAAAGCGTTCCCATATTAAGAACGTTTGATGCTTGCTTGATTTTCTTTAACATTTCATTTGTAAAATTAAGAGAAAACACCTTATTTTCAGTAGTACATTTAAAATCAACATCTTCAAAAAATTTGATATTAAAATGGTTGATCGGAACTAACATTGTCTCTGTTTTTAGAGATGTTTCAGAATTCGGTACAGAAAACCGAATCTGTTTATCGTCATAGGAAATATTGACGTATTCAGGCTCTTTGCTCATCAGTTGAATCATTCCCAGAAACTTTTGCAAAGAAAAAGCAATTGTTTCTGGTGGAGTCTCCGTGATGTTTGCTTTGGCTTTTATTGTATAATTATCATTAAAAAGTGTGATATATGGAACATTCTTCTTTAGACAAACATATTGATTAATATTTGCCAAAGCAGAAAGAATTTTTGTTGTTTCTGACGAAAGTTTTAGATTAAACATAATGCCCTCACAACACTATGATAACACATTCTGATGTCAAAATCAACCTATGGTCTCCTTAAAACATAATCGGGAGACAATGCGTGTGGACACACCTTTTTGACAATTGGTTTGGTGATGTTTCGAAAAACATTTTCTTTTCTTAAAATATGTAAGAAAAGTTCCTGTTCTTCTTCACACATCAACTCAATGGATTTAATCAAAATTTCGCGCTTCTTTTCATATGGAATAGGATAAGATGGTTGATAGACATACAGCCGCTTGATTTGATGTTCAATATATGAATCAGCAAATCCCGGCTTGTTTGCCCGCGATTTCTTATATTCCAGCTTCTTGAAATTTTCAAATTCAATACTGGGATTATACACTGCTGCAAAATAAAGTTCCAGCGGGTATTTCAAATTTTCTTTCAAATAATCAACCATTTTATCCTTATCTTCCATTTCATTGGCTTTTCGTAAAATATTAAGAATACTATAACTCATGCTTCAAAATCTCCTATACTAAAAAGTAATGTTTTCAAATTGTGTTCTCTAAAGTATTTATTAGTTATTTCCAAACCTTTCCCCTTCTTTTGTTTCAAAGATTCTTTGTAAAGGTTGAAAATTTCCATCTGAATATTTTTTGGAATATAGAAAAAATCAATAAGCGTTCTGTTACGAACAAATCCGGGCCGTTCTTCTTCACTTAAAACACTTTCAATCTCCCCATAAGGTATATTAACCAATTCATTGAATCTGTCTATAGAAACTTCAACTTCATTTTTTTCATTATTTACAAAATAATCATCATCTGTCAGATAATTTGGTATACCGTCTGTTTTGTCGCCATAGAGTATTTTGAACAACAAATCATATGTTGGTGAAACATGAAAATTCAGAAATTTCTTCTTTACAGGACAATATTGCCTGATATTTATTGAATAAAGTTGAGAAAAATCAGTATCTGAACTGATAATCAAAACTTCATCATGATTGAGTGCCGCAAATTGTGCCAAAGTAGCAATAATATCATCTGCTTCACACTTTTCATGCCTCATATATACCATCGGCAGATTTTCAAAAATTTCATTTTTAATTTGATCCAAATATGTATAGATCATTTCCCAATTAAAAGATGAAAACTTCTTTTTACGGCGTCTGTTTGCTTTATAAAAGGAAAAATAATCCCTGCGCCAAGGCCATTTCCCGTCATCAACCAAAACAATTCCAAAATTTTGCGAAAATTCATAACGAAACTTTTTTACATTAATTCTGATCATATTCAATACAATATTTCTTACAGAATCAATATCAATTCTGGATGATTGTAAAATGTTGGAAATAACCAAACTGTTCAAATCTATAATAATCATATAACACGCTCCCGTTAAAACAGGGAAGACAGCTTTGAAAGATTATCAAAATTAAGATCCTCCATATCTATTCCATCTGCAAGGCTTTGATCAATGTCGATTTTATCGTTTTCCACATTGTACAATCTCATTCTGGTTCTGTCTATACCAACATAAGATTTTTTATACTTTGTGGCGTCACCATACCTGTTTTTCAATTGTTTCATAATAATAACGTTTGATGACTCAAGCGTTTCATTATTTATCAGAGTAACAATCAAATCCGCTGTCATAGCAGTTCCAAAAGAATCTGAAATTGCCGTCATATCAACATCAGATGCTGAAAATCCGGTTCTATTCAACTGGGTAGCTGTAATCACAGGAACCCGGTTTTCCATAGCAAATCCACGCAATTCTTCAGCAATTGCTTTAACAATTACGTACGTATTATTCTTCCCGTCATTAACAATTCTGGCTGAAGAACAGATATTCATATAATCAATTATTACAACATCAGGAACAAAATCCTTTTTTGTCTTCAATTCCAATAACAGTTTTCTGAAATGATTAATATTCGGTACAGCTGTAGGGTATTCTTTTACAATCAATTTCCCTTTTGGGACTGTTTTTCTTAATCTTTCCACCCGTTCAAGATAATCATTTTTGTTCAAATTTTTCAAATAATCAATAGAAATATCCAACAGATTTGCGTCAATCCGTTTAACAATTTCTTCTTCAGACATTTCCATTGTGATATAAAGAACATTATAAAAACTTTTCAAATAATGTGACGCAAAATGACAAAGCGTGAGTGTTTTGCCAACATTAACACCGCCAACAAAAATATTTAAAGTCTTTCTTGTTATGCCTCCATTTGTAATTTTATTCAAAAAATCTATATCAAAAGGTATTTTTTCTTCAATACGAGTATAATAATCATATCTTTTTTCAGCATCTTCAAAATAATCGTGTCCTACAGATCTGTCAAAAGTAATTGAAACTGCTTCTTTTAAAAGTTCTGGGATAGCGTCTTTTGATTGTTGTTTATCTTCTCCATTGATAATTTTGATAGATTTTCTAAGCGCATTTTCAATGGCAGAATCCCGGCAAAACTTTTCCGTTTCTTGAATTAACCATTCAAGATTGGGTTGTTCTGCCGAAGAATATTTTTTTAATTCTTCATAAAAACCAACAAGTTCTTTGAAAATCCTCTCAGGAAGTTTTTGTTGTAACATCCCGATTCGGATTTCAATTACATCCAGTGATGGTCGCTCATTAAATTTTGAGAAGAACTGTTCAATAGTAGAATACAATTCCTGATAAGGAGAAGTAAAATATTCTTTTTTCAGAAATGGAGAAACTTCTCTGATGTACTCTTCATTAAATAGCAAATTCTTGATAATTATTTTTTGAAACATATTTAATGAATTGTAGGAGTTTTGCCATCATTTGGAGGAAGTATCAAAAACTGACTTTCTTTATTTTCATTTATTTTATCTACATTTTTCTTTATTATATAAAAGAGAGTTCTGTCAATTTCTTCCTTGTACTTCATTGGAAGAGAATCCAAAAAAGTATACTCATCATTAATCCAAACCGGATAAGCAATACTATTCGTTGTATGTGATTTGCGAGCAGCCTTTTTCATCTTTTTCAAATTATCAGAAAACCTCTTTCGGCCAAAATCAAGAATCATCTTTTCAAGACTATCTTTAGTTGCAGAATCAATTTCTGTATGTTCATAATGAATTCCAATATCATTTTTACCAAAAAACTTTGTTTCATCAGAAACGTATACCGCAGGCACTATAAAAACATCATCAACAAAATTTTTACTATTTTCAAAATCTTTGCAAATTTTCTTTATTTCAGAATTATCAATTTCCATAAACCAAAATTTCTTAAGTTGTTCCGCATTTATATCTATTACTTTTCCATAATAACTATAAACATAATATCCAACCACAGTATTTTTTGGTTTGGTATAAATTGTACCAACAATCGTATAAATTTTGCTTAAATTTTTTTCTAAAAAGTACAAAAACTTCATATTGTACTTGGACATTTCTTTTTGATAATCATTTCCAAATACTTTTTCAAAAGAATTCTTTGTAAGAATATTATAAATTACATATTTCTCATAAGAGATTAAAGAAAAATCTGAAAAATAGATTTCATTACAAAAATCAAAGGAAAACTTCTCTTTTTCAAGATTTCTAAACAAGTTTCTGAACAATTTTGAATTTGTTGATATTCTATACAATTTATTAAATAAAGTTCCCAATTCGTACGGATTAAATGCGTTTTTAAGTGACATGATTAATCCTCACTTTCTTCAAAAACATCATCGTCTTCAATTTGAAGACTTTCACCTGTTCCATACCGGAATGACTTCTTTACATATTCATTCAATTCCTGAAGAACCTCATCAGTAAAATATTTTTCAGGATTCTTGTAAATAGCCTTTTCGAAAGCTTTAGTTTCTCCAATTTGATATTTATGGCCGACCTTGGTAAACAATCCGGCTTCAATACCAAGATCAAGAAGACCATAATACTTGTTCAATCCTTTGACATAATCAAGATAAATTTCTGCTGTCTTGTTTTCTCTAATAAAACGAGACTTCATCACTTTAGCTGTCAAAATATTACCAACAATATCCCCTGAAGAATCCTTATCCTTCTTTTTCGACAAGAAAATAGTTACTGCTGCATTATAATGAATACCACTGCCACCAGACATTATCTTGCGCGGATAAAGACCCTGTTCATCATAAACATGATTTGTAACAATCATGGAAACATCAGCGACACTGAGTTTCAAAGTAATTGTTCTGAACGCACTCTTGATCAAGCGCGAACGGGTCATATCCTGAGTTTCTTTTCCAGCGAGAGAATCTTCCATTTCTTTCGATGTTGAAAGATTTCCTAAAGAATCAAGAATCATTAATAACTTGCCTTTTTTTCCCTGAGCAATGTATTCTTCCAGAACCTGCAAAGAAGTTTTTCTAAAATCCTGAACAGTTTGAATTGGAACAACAAGAACGCGCGAAGAATCAATTTTTCTGTCAACAAACATTTCCTTTGTCAACGCACCTTCACTTTCCATATAAATGACTTGAGCATCAGGATCAGAATCAAGAAAATTCTTCATTATTGAGAAACAAAGGTACGTCTTTCCTACCGTCGTTTCCCCGGCAAAAACGGTAATCTTCTTGTTTGGCAAACCGCCAAACAAATCACCGGACAAAACAGCGTTGAGCATATACGAACCTGTGTCGGTATATGTATCAACATCGGAAATAATTCCTTCGTCAACAATAGAAACAAACGGGTTTTCTTTTACCAAAGAATCTTTAATTTTCTTCAAAAAATTTGTAGGCATTAAATGACCTCCTGTCTGTATACAACTATGTTACCACAATCAAGCGAACAAATCAAGAAGATTGAATGAACGCTCAATTTTCCAATTAATCGGCTCAGTAAGAATTTTTAACGGATCAATAACAGCTTTTTCGATCATCTTTTCATAATCCACATATTTTGTAATATCATCAATAATTTCCTTTGGAAGCGTAACATTTGCCGGAAATGAGATAACATAACTTTCAAAAGGATTTGGTTCTTTTAGATACAGAAACTTGATCTTGTCTCCACTAATAATTGGATGAATTTCCATTAATTTTCTGTCCTTAATTAATTTGTTGAACACCAACGCTCCACGAACATGAACAGGAACAGATTTTGATGTCAATGAATATTTTTCAAGATTGTTAACATTTCTTGGGAAAGCAATATCGTAAATAGACGATTGTATAAATTGTTCACGATATTTTTCCAGATTTTCAATCAATTTATCATTATTTTCCTGCAAAATAGTTTTAATTGAATTCTTGAGAATTTCCCTGCAAATTTTGGGAGTTGATGATTTGATTGCTTCAACACCCATCATTTTGATTTTTGGTTCCTTATACTGAATTCCCTCAGAGTTCAAGACATTAAGACAATACCTCTTCTTCGCCAAAAAAATTCCTCTGTCAGCAATCACTTCACGCTTTAGAAAAATTTTGTTTTCCCGACAATTAAGATATTGGGCAAGATCTTTCAAACTTTTGTCAATATGCCGAAGAACTTCCTTGTTAAATGCATCAATATCTTCAACACTCTTTACTTTATTTTTTAAAGGAGAATAATCCAGATAAACTGAATCTGTATCACTGGCAATACAGTAATCAACTCCGCTTGTTCCAAATTTTTCATTTAAAATTTCATTACAAATTTTTTCAATATACCGAATAACAAGTTGTCCACTTAAAGTGACTGAACTGGCCAAAATTATATTATAGAAACGGAAGTAAACATTGCCCATTGCTCCATAGGCAGAATTTAAACAAATTTTCTTCACATTCTGAAGAATGTCATAAACCTTTGCTGTTTCCTTATATTTCTCATCTTTTGTCTTCTCATAGTTGTTCATATTCTCCAAATAAAGCTTTTTGTAATGTTTTCGCTCTTCAAACAAAATCTGAATCAGTTCTGGAAGAAATCCTGTAAATTCATTTGTATAAGTTGCTCCGTTAGCAGCAAGACAGACATTATGTTTTTTAAGACTTTCAATAACATATTCAGGAATTTTCTTTTCTAGAAACATATCAACAGAATATCCTGTACCAATATCATCAATTTTCTTGTAAGTGTCAGGAGAAATATTGAATTGTAGAATAAGATGAGGATAAAGTGAAGTTACGTCAAAACTGACTACCCAATCCTTCATTCCTGTTAAAGGAGATTTTACATAAGCTCCTTCATAAGAATCTCTCATGGAATCCCCAACCCGCTTGGAAAATGGAACTATAATTCCTCTCTTTTTCAGAAAATTGTAAATAATTGCATCCCACATTCTTACTTGAAAAAACACATCCCGAAAAATTGTTTTTGAAAAATAAGCTAAATTCGCCGCCAGAAACATCAAATTAAGTTTCTCATCCAGTTTTTCAACCAATCTGACGTCATGAACGTTATATTCTACAAATTTTTGAAAATCTGTTTCATATAATCTGAAAAGACTACCTTCATACTCAACTTTCTTTTCCCCAAGTTCAAGTTCAGCAATATAATTTAACGCGTTACTCTCTGTTTCTCCTCTTGAAGCAAACTTTTTATACAATCTGACATAATCCAGTTCCTGAATGCCTACAATATGCAATACTTGTCTGTCTTCATAAATGTTTTTATTAATAGGATCAAGATCTTTTTTCAGATAAACTGCTTCAAACGGGCTAAGTTTTTGAGCAAATTCTTCACCAAGAACATTACATATTCTTTGATATATGTAAGGCATATCAAAAGTGGAAATAAACCATCCACTAATGATATCTGGATATCGTTGTGTCCATAATTTTAAGAAAGTCAGCAACAAATGTTTTTCTGATGAACACTTTACATATTCAATTTCAGGTGAATTGGATGCATCAAAATCTTTCATTCCCAATACAATAAATTTGTCTATATCATTATATTTTAATGCAATTGTAAGAATTTCTCCTTCTGCAAATTTGGGATCTGAAAATGATCCGTCATATGCCGGGCCTGTCTCAATATCCAGATAACAAATTCTGAGATTCATTTTTGTAAATTCAATTTTATCAGGATATGCTTCACTGATATATTGTAGAGAAGGATTTACATTCCCGGCAACAAACTTCTCAAGTCCATTTTTGCTTTCTTCAATATTTTTTATAAAATCTTTATATTCATAAATGGAAAACCGTTTCCTCTTCATCGGCAGCCCGGATATAGACTTCATTTCAGCTTTGGAAGGATCTTTTGTAACAAAAAACAGAGATGGTTTGAATCCTGTGTCCCTGTAATATCTGCGCTGTCCTGTTTCAAGATCAAGTTCTACAATACACAAACCCCCTTTATAGTTTTCCACACAAATATATTGCCGATTTGAAGAAGAAGAAGAGTGTTTTTTTCTCATATCAGGATAAAAATTCTTCTGTAAATTTGTTTACTTTTGCCAAAATTTCATTTCCATATTTGGTATTAAGAAACGACATTGAACCTGCAATAGCAGCCGTAACAAGACGCACAGCTTCATCCTTTGATGATACACTATTTAAATCCTTCTTGTAAACCTTGTTGAAATACTCTTTCAGATATTCTACCACAACATCCACAGCCAAATTTTCATCTTCCAGCAATATATCAGGATTTTCAACAAGATTAACACCAAGAATTTTTCCAAACTTATCATAATTATTCTTGCCTGTCAACTGAATCAGGCCACGGCCTCTGTATTTCCAACCATCACCGGGAACAGTATTTCCCATTGCCTTACCAATAGTTGTATCTCCACCATAAATAATTTCTGCAAATTGTACAGGATCTCTTTTGATTTTGTTCAATTCTGCATCAGACAAATGAGCAACCCGATTACCAAAAATTTTTCTGATTCTGTCATTTGATGTGTTTCCATAATTCAAATTTTCTTCAATCAAATAAAAGTCTGATTCTTTCTTGATATTAGCCAAAATTGCTGCAATTATATTTTTATTAGTAATACCTTTAAAAATCAACCTCTCTTTGACTTTCTTTGGATCAAGTCTTTTTCTTGGTGTGCCCATATATTCAATCTCCAATCTTTAAAAGAATTTCTCCAAACTTGTTTTGTTCATTGAAAATATTCATAAGCATATCCAATTCTCTATCAAAGAATACATCCGTTATCTGTGTAAGAACTTCTTCCCGCTTTTCTTCTGGCGCTTTCAAATATTCAAAAAGTCCAAACAAGTATGAAGTGTTCTTTTTTGTTTTATTATAAAATTCACCAAGCTTTTTAAAATCTCCTTCATATTCAGCATATAGATCTTCATATGCCTGACGCAATCGTTCCTTAATTGTTTCTCTAAAAGATTTAAATGCTTCCAAAAAACGAATTGTTTCCTGATAATAAGGAGATTTTCCAAAAAATGCAGTAAATTTTTCCAAAAACTTTTCATAATTTGAATTAACAAAAATACTCTTATAAAAATTCTTTTTATTTATCATTGTAGAAGAGAATATACTGTGAACAATCTTATATTCTTCTGATTTCAATTTGAACATAATTGGAGGATCTGTTTCAAGAGCTTTAAGAACATATCCTTCTGTCAAGGGCTGAACTGGAAAAGATAAAGCAATTTCCAAAGACGGAAAAACCTTTCTGAAAGGAACTTTGATAACATCTGTTCCAAACGTGTTTTCCAAAAGGAGACGTGTACGCAAACGAACCTCATTACCAGTAATAAGTCTTGGTTTTTCTTCTCCAATAATTTTTATAATATCAAGAAAATAAAGAGCTTCTTTTGGATAATATACAACGATCTGATTTTCTGGAGAAACATATTCAAACAAATAAGTATATCCTTCCTGAAAAATATGAGGACATTGACCTAAAATTTCAAGAGCACGAAGCGCTTGCCAAGAATCAAAGGAAGATTTTGTTTTGGTATAAAGTTTTCCATTATACAGAAAAACAATAATCAAAGACCCATCAATTTTTTCTGATAATTCCCACACAGAACGAATATCATTCAAATTTGTATTTTTTCTGTATTCCCAAAACTTTTTATAAGGAAAAGCTACTATATTATCTTCTTCATCAACCACCAATCCGCGCAAAAAAGAAAGTCCAGACTTCCATTCTGATGGATCCATTTTATAGACATTTTGAGTATAACAATATCCTGTCAATCCATCCTCATTTTTATGAACATTGACAAGATCTTTTTCAATATACACCTGTAATATTTCTGGGGGACAAAACTCTGAAAGTTTCATACTACCATCAACTCCTCTTCTTCCAAAGAAACAGTTTCAACAATATTGGTTCTGCGTTCAAAACAATGAACGACGTTCCCTTCTCCAGTATATAACACTTTTCCAATGTTGAAAAGTTCAATAGCTTTCATACACCCATGACAAGGTTTTGCAAATCCAAACATATATTTTTTCAATGAAGGAAAATATTTTACTCTACATACAAGCAACGTTGCTTTTCTTAGATCATCTACAGAAACATTTTTCAAGGCATTTTTAATTGCATATGTTTCTGCATGATAATAAATCGAAAAAGGATTTTTTTGAAACTTAATTTGAAAAGGAGAAGTTTTATAACAATTCATCCCGATAGAAATAATCCTCTTTTTCAATACTACAGCAGCAGAAATTCTTGCTCTGGCAACTTTTTCATTACCGAGAGAAATTTCTTTCAAAAGATTAAAATATTTAATCAACAACGACTTATCATTCACATTAACCACCTTTCATTTAAAGAAGCATCTGAGGAAATTTCAAATAAGTTTCTGACTTGTGATAATTTCCATGACCGGAAATCTCTTCTGTAAGATCAATATGTTGCATCTTCTGCTTAAGTTCAGAAGGCACACTATCTGGAGAAAAAGCAATAGATGGAGAAAACCAATTGGAAGGAACCGTTCTATATGCAAACTTCAAAACATTATCCTTTTTTGTTGAGAACAAAAGATATTTGTTAAGTTTTTCTGTCAACAAATCAACACTTCTGGTATTTTCCTTAAAATCATTTTTATTAACAGCAGGAGATGCATGAACCAAATTCAGGTTCTTGAATGCATTCAATTCAAAAAAACTTTTTGGCAACAGATCAGCACAACTAAAAAGACCCAAACTGACAAAACAACCCAAAGAGTGGGCAGAAACTGTAACATTCTCAATTTCCAAATTCATGATTTTTTCAAGAAAAAACATGAAATAAAGAAATCCTTTTGAAAGGTACTTTGCTGATATCGGTGCTCTGTTATACGCAGCGACAAATCCTACCGCAGCTTCCCACGATCCGGGCCAATAATATTCAACAATTATATCATATTCAACACCAGATTTTTCTGCAAGCAAATTCTGAATCAAATTATATTTTCTTTCAACATTTTCATAAATGCTTCTATATCCATGAATCATTAGCAAAACATTTCTGGCACTTTTCAGATAAGATTCATTTTCTTCAAAAAGTCTTTCTCTATAATTTACAGGATAAAAAGCATTTTGTCCCCGCCTCCGAATATACGGAAAAATAGAATCTTCCATAAGTTTTGTTTCTTTTACAAAATCTTTTCTACAAGACATTTGAAATACAACAAGATTACTCATAATACCTCCTTTCTATAGTATATCACAAACAACTCAAAAGAAGCAAGCTGCTGAAACATAATATTCGTTTAAGGATCGTCTACACACGTCCAAAAATGTATTAATTAGTTCTGTTTGTGTTTTTTTATATTTATTTGAAAAAGATTTCAATTTAAAAGCATCTTTCAAAAATAAAAGTCCCCAAAACCAAGCTTCTCTTTCTGTATGACAATTTGTAATTTCAAGTTCTTTTTGTAATAAAAACTTTTTTAAAGTTGTATGGGATATACCAGAAACTTCTTTACTTTTAAGAAGACTTTCAATATACTTTTTTTGTAACCAAACATGACCCATTTCATGGAAAAAAACAGCTAAACCGGGAAAGCTTATATTCTCAAAATTTTTGTCTATTTTTTCATCTACAATACAAATTGTAGCAGGAACGATTACTTTTTTTGAATTTATCTGTATTTTATTGATAAATAAAGACATCAATCCTTCATGATCGCTTTTCAAATGATATGTTTCAATTTCATCATCTGAAATATAATAGTTTTCTTCAAAATGTTCCAAATAATTTTTAATTGTGTGTTGTCTTGCTTTTATAATATCAGGAAAAACTCTTTTAACATTATTTTTATTTTTTGTAAGAATTATTGATTTGTAACGTCCGGTTTCTTCCGGTTTTACACAAACAAGAGAAACGTCAAATTTCAGAAAATACTTTCCTGCTTTTGTTTCTTTTAAAAATATACTGTCCAAAACATCTATTAGAATATTTTGCATATACACTCCTGTCTATTCATTTTACTTCATTTTACGTCAATTGTCAACAACTTTATTTTAATAAATAAGTGTATGAAAAACAATATTCTTCTTGAATATTCACGCGAAAATGTTAAACAACAATACAAAAATTTTCTCTCTTCCAAAAAAGAAGAAATTCTGTCAAAATTCAAATCAATAGACGATTTTCTTGAAACTTTGGAAGAAATTGATCCGAAAAATGGATCAGAATTTGTCACTATTATATTAAATTTATACAAACGTAGAATACTCAATCTGGATTACTTTACAATAGCAAAAGATACATTGGCAACCTTATTGAAAAAATATTATCAATTATCCAAAAAACAGTCAATCAAAAACCTGTTACCTTCCTTACAAGATATTAAAACTTCAGAAGATCTGGACAGATTCATTACTAAAATAACAGAATTATATAATGAATATGTAGAAAATGAATCT